CGCCAGATTGACGATGGCGGGTTCTACAGTTCCCGCATTGTCGATTACCAAAATCATCAAGCGCGCAGGCACGTTATTAGCAGTCCCAAGCGTTGCGTTGGATGGCACAGTCAGCGACAACGCCGATGCAATTGTGCGCGTGTTTGGCACGCCATTGGTCAGCGTCGCCGAACGGAAATCCAGCGTGGTCGGATTGATGCCGATAGTCAGCTCATTCGCGGAAACAGTGGCGGTGACGGGCTGAATTTCCTTGTATGCCTTCAGCGGCAGCGACCTCACCAGCGCCTGCGTCGCACTCACCATCTTGACCTTGCTTGACCATCCAGACGGAAAATCACCCGCCGCGAGGTTCGAGTAAGTGCCATCGGCATTCTGCTTGACCAGATTCGGCGGCGAGGCCAACCCGCTAACCTGGAAGGTTGGCGCGGCACCGCAGGCGTCACTAAACACAACATCCCATTCCTGATTCGCGGCGTACGCCGTGATGGCCGGTGTCGGCGTCAGCGTGAATGCCGTGCCCGTGCCGCCAGTGGTGAAGGCGGTGTAGGCTTGCGCCTGAATGTCGCCAGGTGATGCAAAGCCGAGGCTTGCTTTTGCCGTTGCGCCGCTCTCAACTACAAAGTTAGTGCCGTTCCCGATAACTATCCCGTTATCGGTTGGCGTTAGACCTGCAATATCAGCCAGTTGTGCATCATAGGCTTGGACTGTAACGCCAAGATCTGTGCTATCGAATTTCGTTGCAACAGCAGTGGCAATCGCATCGAATTCTGCGTTTATTTCCGTGCCAGAGACAACTTTCAGCGGATTGCCGCTTGGCAGCGCATCCTTTGTGGCGAAATTGGTTAATTTTACATAGTCACTCATCGGAATTTTCCTTCCTTCGTATACAAGTCTATCCGCTGTATGGATAACTTAAAGCCGACAACTTCATGCTCGATCCCGAACTGTAACACTTTACCTGCACTTGAGCCATTGATAGATAGCGTGTTGATACTATTATCGCCAGAGTATTCAGCAACGCCATATTCAGCGATGCCATATTCAGCAACTTCGTCAAGTCCATCTACTTGAGCAGAATATGCAAAATAAGTGTTTTTGAAATCATACGCCCATTTGAATATAACCAACTGATTACTCAATCCAATAAGCGTCAATATGGCCTTTTTAAGGATTGATGTCTGTATTGGATTCCCAAAGTCAATCCATGTCGTGTAGTACGTCATGCGATAACTTGCGGAGTTATCGGTATATCCATCGTAAATGGCAACATTACCGGCTTTGCCAAGATACAAAGCACCAGATTTTGCATCGCAAAATGCAGAAGGATTGATGTTATTCCATATCGTTGCCCGTGACGATCCATCCTTTAACGGTGATCGCATATCAAAGCAATATGTAACCTCAGAGGTTGGGAATGTCATCAAGTAAAACTGGTTACTACGCGAATACACAGATTTTATTGCAGATGTTTCGCCTAACGATGCAGTGATAATGTCGTCATTCACGTTGCGACTGACATTCCGCATTGGCGATGATTTTTCCTGTATCGTCCGCATCAGTGAGCGAACGCCATCATTGGCTAGGAAGATAATATCTTCGCCGGTATTCTGCACTGAATCGCGCGCAATGCAACCAATGCCATTAACGCTATCACTCAACGTCATTGTTGATGGCTCATCAGCACCAGAATAGAGCAGTATTTGCTTTCTGCCGAATATCGCAAGGAAGTTATTGTGTGCTGCTACAGCGACAATTTCATCGCCGCCAACAGGCCATACGCCAAGCAGGTTCAGGCTCCCAGATGTTCCGCCAGTCCATATGTGCGGAGTAATCACGTCGCTCCATTTGACTGTATTCTTGTCTGTTGCCGTGTCAGCACACCATATGCGGCCATAGGCGCTCGTTGCGGCGTTGGCTTGTGGGATAGTTCCGGCATATCCTGCTTTTTCAGACATTCGGCGGAATGTAGTCGTCGAAACAGCCGGGTCGTAAATCAGTGGATCGTATCCACGCTGGAAGAATATCCCGATGCCGTTTAGTTGCGTGAATAGCCAGTTATTCGCTGAGATGGTTGGCGCTATACCACCGCCACCATAGGCTAGAGTAACAAGTGTTGTGCCAGATAGCTTGAATAAAAATCCATTACCAGCCGCCAGTATGGTTGATGTGCCATCGTTTTCGATCAACTCGCCAATGCAGGTAATATCAGCGGAGCCTAAATCCGTATTGGCATCGTGAACAGTTTTCCAACCTTTCCTTGATGCTATCCGCCCAGCTTGGTCAATCACACAATTATTCGCTTCCAGCGCAAAATTCGACGATAAGTCTACTGGGGCATCCTGCTTGTTCAGCCCCATGAATCCTGGCGCTGTAATCGAGAATGGCGTTATTTGCTGAGGCATTGTCGCATTCCCTCGTTAAACAGGAACCCACGCATCGTTTTCGGTAAATCGTGACGATTCGAGCGCAATCTGGTCTGCCAGAATGCCCTTAAACAGCCCGTATGCCTCTGAACTCGACAGGCCGCCATCTTCGCCCCTTTCAACCAATGCGCGGGCATACGCGCCCATTTCTATAGCCTCATGGGGCAGCGTAAGCACATCGCCATCATTCACCAATGCTGGCTGATTCACGTACAGGTTAAATTTCAGCAGATATGCGCCGTCCGGTGTCGGGAATAGCTCCACCTTACTATCTGTTCCGTCATTAACATTCCATGCGTAATAAGCGGGCTGTGCGTTGCTGACAGTGGCAAGCTGCTGCTGGTCAAATATCCACTTGATAGGGACGTTTGATAACCGCGACTTGTTTGTAGTGTCATTGACTGAAATATGCTTTGGTTTCAGACCTGATCCAGTCAGTACATAGGTTGATATGTTTGCAGCGGTAGTTAGCGGCAGCGTTACAGATAGCGCATCCCAATTCCACGCATCTTCCACTTGCCGCTTGGAATCATTCACGAATTTACCGATAAGCGCAGAATATGGCGTTTCGGAAACGCTTGCTACCGGATTCTCACGCAAGCGATCCAGCACCAGATTGACTAGTTGAAGATAGGTCATTGCGCGGACTCCTCTAAATAACTTTTATCCAACTCGCCTTCATCCATTCCGCCATAAGCCCTGATAGCACCGGCCTCAGCATCTTTTTTCAGCATGTCAACAAAATCAAATCCTCGCTTCTTCGCCCAATCAGCATACTTTCCAATATCTGAGCTATTCCCTTTTTTCAGAGAACTCTTGATGGCCATTAGCATTTTCGTCCCAGCTTCGCGGTCAAGTAGCAATTCCATCATTTTCTGTTCTGAAATATCCCCGGCCTTTTTATTCACGAACCTGTTTATTACGGTCATTATGGCTACAGGCTTACTAACAACAGGGTTCGTGAAAAACAATGATGTCAGCCTTTCAGGCCGCATCCCTACCATTTGCGTTAGCATATCCGCATCAAGGTCTTTCAAGCTGGCCGCAACAGCACTTGGGTCTTTCGTAATCCGATCAGAAATTACGGCCAAGTCGTTAATGACCCCCTTATATGCTTTCCCGAAAACAGCATCATAAACATTGCTTCTGGTTCTGTCGGATAGAACTTTTAACGGTTCCTGTGCTTTCAAAATATCATCCAACATGAATGCCCGAACAGCCCGCATAGCGTCTTTGTCATTGCCATATTGTTTCAGGAATTGCCCAGTATATTGTGGGGACGAATACATTTTCCCAACAAGTGATTGCGCGCTCATGCCTTCCTTGCCAAGAATTCTTGATTTTGCTGCATCATCAAAAGCAGCCTCAATAGCGGATTTCCTTGCAAGCAGTTCGTCAGTATTCGATACCATTGCATTTAGGCGAGCTCTTACATCTGGAACAACTGAAAGCGCTTCATTCCGTGAGCGCAACCAAGCTTTCGCCTTCGCTACGTCAAGAACCCCATCCTTTATAAACTTCGACATCTCACTAACAAAGGCATCCTCAACCAACTTCTTGCCTTGCTCACCAGTAGTTGAAACAAACTGACTGACAGTTGATTTATTCTTCGTCAGCAACGGAACCACATTTTCATCAAATTTGGCACGTTCTATTGACTTGATCGTTTCGGCATTGAATGGAAGGCCAACCTTGGCAAGATATGTTTGGTCTGCCTTTTTATATGCCGCAACAAAATCAGGGTCAAGCGATTCAATATGCTGATTCACCTTAGACTTCAAATCCTGCAATACACGGATATTTGAGTCAGTTCTTGCGTTGCGAAGTTGGAGATTTATTTCTCGTTTTAGCGAATCCAAATCTTCGATTGACGCTGCGGAAAATTTTGTTGTAGGCTTCCCAATCTGATTGCCAAATTCATCAAGCAAGCCAGATGGCGGCTCAACCTTTGGCGCAAATCTATCCTGAACCTTCTTATAGATTGATGGGAATGTTGCGAATATGTCAGAGTTCCTGCCATTAACAACAGTCTGGTAAATGTCATCGACAGATTCCTCTGGCAGATAAACTCCCTTTTCTTTGGCGATGTCAAATGCTTTTTTGTATATTGGCCGAGTTTCTGCCCTTGCAACATCTTCGGCATTCTCAACAACTCTTACTACCTTAGAGCCAAATTCAGCAGGGTTTATTTGATCGACCTCATTAGCAACTTCCTTTGCCTTCTGGACAATGCTGGAAGTTTTGCGCTGCACTGCTTTTTGCTGTTGCAATAGCAACTGCTGACTTTTCCTGAAAGATTGGTTAAGAAAATCGTCTGCATTTGATGCCTTCCCAAATAACTCAGTTGCCTTGTTGCCCAATGAACTTGTTACAGCATCAAATTGTTCAGCAAATTTCTCACGGAATTCAGGGTGCCGCCTAGCTAAATTACCAATATAAGCATTGATAACGGCATTGTCTTTCATCATTGACGAAAGTGGCATCTTTATGCCAGTTCTCTCTTGAGCCTTTAGCGCAGTTTCAAAAACATCAATAAAGTTTGGATCAGCCTGTGCTGCGGCAGTAAAAATGTTGTCAATATGTGCCTCCGCAGCTTTTGTGGCAGCTTCAATTGGCTCATTTCCTCTAACGCGAGAAATCAATGTCCTTACTTTACCGACTGCTGGCGCAGCCGCATATCCAAGACGCGGGATTGTTCCTGCCGTAGTCCCACCAAGCATTCCGCCTAAAAGAGCGCCACCTGCCCTGCCAACCTTTTCACCAGTCTCGCCGCCGAGCATTCCGCCGGCACTACCTCCTGCAATACCCCCAGCCTCTGCCCCCCCGCCAGCAAAAAATGATTCAACGGCCTTTGTTAGCGGGACAAAAGCCGGGCCGACCCGTTGCGTTAGCGCCCCACCGGGGAAGATATATGACATAGGATCAGCCGCAGCCTCAAGCCCCCCAGCAAGAATCTGCTGAGATTGCGTCTGTGGCCTTGCGCCAGTCCCACCGAGCATTCCGGTTAGCTTATCATGCGTACCCCTGAATGCTTCGCGTGCGCCAGTTTGCCCAGTTCCGGCAAGCGCAGCCTTGAATGCCCCATACACCATAGAAGGATAGCGTGTCAGCCCGCGACGGATAGACTCTACCTTCCAGTCTCCCTTTGGCTTGGCTGTGATTCCACTGCCCTTAGACGCAAGCTCTTCCAATTCAGCAGCATCAAGCGGCGTATCGCTCGTGTATTCAACGCCATCAATTAGGTAAATTGCATCAGCCATATCAATTTACCCTCTTAACTTTTTTCCCAGATTTCAATGTTATTTCCTCCCCAACGCGAGGCCCAGGCTTGGCATCAAAATCATCAAATTTCAGTGCAGATTCAATCTGTTCATCAGTATATCCTGACATTTTCGCCAATTTCTTTTGTGTTGAGATTTCTGCTCTTGCCTTTGCTTTTGCCACCTTGTTGATTGCCTGCAAAGTGCGCTTCATATTCATTTGCAATTCTACTGTAGGCGTTCCAGTGAATAGCGTTGACGCTGTATTGAAAATCGTCCCTGCAATAGACGGATCGCCGCCAGCAGCTTCAATCTCTCTCAATGAGATTTGAGAGTCTCCAGCAGCTTTTGCTAATTGCGTGCGGGCTACATTAAACGCGGACGGATTCCCGTTTATTGCCAATTCAAGCGCAGACAATGCCTTGTCAGTCGCATACACTGTTTCTAACTGCGGCTTAATCGTAAGCTGAACATCTCTACGGAACGCCGGAATATCTTTCATGTCCTTATTGCCAGGCATGACAAGCGTAGTTCCAGCGCCTTTTCTAGACCCCTCGTCTTTTGCGGATATACGCTTACGCATTTCAGCAATAAATTCAGGACTTCCTTCAACGTATCCAGCATCAATTAACTCACGGCCTATTTGGCTAATCTTACCTTCTGGCGTCTGAGCAACAAGATCAGAAGGATTCTTGCTCAGCATATATTCTTTCAATGACTCTTGTGTGTAGTCTTTTGGGTTGATCTTAGCAAACGGACTAGCCTCTGCTTTAGCCTTATGAAGTGCGGCCTGTGCTTGCGCATTCTCCAATTCAATCTTTGCTTGCTCTTCTTCCTGCTTCCTCGCCAGCATAATCAGCTTCAATGCCGTCGCCTGATCACCAGCCGCAGCAAACTGAGCAGCCTTAGCCTTGAGTCCGGCAGCAGTCGTCATGTCGCCACCGGAACCCATGATTGCTTGCTGCTGTTGTGCCTCTTGTTCCATAGGATCAACCATGCCCATCATTCCGCCAATAGCACGGGTAAGTCCAGCCGCCCCCTGTCCGATACCAAACTTAGCAGCTTGGAATCCATCCATACTGGCGATTTTTTCTGCATAGTCTTGAGCTTGCTGATTACGCTGTTGCTCAATCTGATATGGGGTTAACCCAAATAATCCAGCTACTAAGCTATTAGTTTGATCTGCCATTAGAGTGCCTTTCCTGTAAATGGGTCAAATTTATACTGACCATTCTTCCCATATTGTCCAAGCATATTCCCAATGTTCATCAGTCCAGTTCCTAGTGGGCTATAGGCATTTGCTGGTTGCATAGTGCGTGCTGCATTAGTCATTCCATTAGCCAGAAGCAATCCAGATTGAGCATTTGATGCTGTTCCCTTAGCGCCAATGTTAATGCCTGTATCCATTGCATTCTGGCCTAATTTCTCAATATCTGCTGCCCCACCTAATGCCGTGTTATAGGGATTGAATGCAGCAGATTGTGTCCCATACATATTATTCAGCATGTTTCCACCAGCACTCACCATATCACCACCAAACCTAGCGTAATCCATTCCAGCTTGAGTGGCTTTTGAGGCCAGTTCTAAGTCTTGCTGTCTTAGTGCATTGTAATAGGCCGCATATTCTGGATTTGTAGCCATTTCTCCAGCATTACCACCTATTGCTAACCCGCCACGCCCAAGTGCATTTAATCGTTCCCTGATACCCGCAAGCTCATTGGCTCTCGGCGCAGCAAGTAATGCTTGTTGTTCATTCATGTACTGCTGTGCTTGTTGCTGTGGCGTAGTTGATAGGTAACTATTACCAAGCCCCATCATGGTATTTGCGGCCTGTCCCATCGGCGCTGTAGCAGCTTGTGCGCCAGTGAATTGCGAGAGCAACGGGTTGGATGCTCCCATGAGCGTATTTTGCTGGGATTTCAACTGTGGCGATAGGGAATACCCGGCACCGTTGATATTGCCGTTTGTGTCATACCAAAAGTTGGAACTGCCAAAGTTGGTTGTTATACCAACAGGCCGGAATTTAGCGGCATCGGCGGCAATCCGTGCTGCCTGCAATTGGGCATCCGCACCCGTTTGCGCTGCTCCTTTGGCGGCATTCCCCGATAGCAAGCCACCTGCGAGTTGTGCTCCACCAGAGAGTAATGCGCCTGCGCCAGAAGATAGAAAAGAAGGAACACTATCCCACCAGTTACCCCCTGTTGGAGTAGGGATTGTGCCTACATCCGTATTGTATTGGGGGGTATCCCACCAGTTAGTTGTCGGACTATCGTTATAGGCATTGACCGAATCCCACCAGCTTGTTTGTGGTGCAGAATTAGATAGATCAATCTGAGTAGAAGGCAAACTGAAATCCGTCAAGTTAAGGTCAAGATAAGACGGCGTATCCGTCATGTAAGAATCCCACCAATTAGCCATAATTAACCCCGTCCTCTCTGTTGAATCATCTGCTTGGCCTGTTGTTCGCTATAACCCTTCTTGCCTAAAGCGACCATTGCTTGACGCACCCAGACCGGCATTTGTCCTGGCATTTGTCCTTGTTGTGCCTGTTGTGGTCGAGGTTGTTGCGGCGGGTTATTATTCATGAGTTGCCCTATCATTCCAGGCGAAGATAAAGCCAGTTGCTTCAACCATGGATTATCTGTTTGACTCGCCCCGAATTTCGCCGTTGTCCCCAAAAGTGATCCAATTGCGGCATTGCCAATATCTCCACCACGGACCGCCGTGCTTGCGATATCCCCGGCCAAATTCTTTAGCCACGGATTATCAAAGTTGCTGGCCGCCGAGGTACCTGCCAGACTGCTCAATCCACCCGTCAACGCTTGGGTTGGCGATGCGCCGCCCAGTATGCTGATCCCCGTCTTGCCTACAGTAGAGGCAAGCTGTGCTGGGGATATTCCAGCAAATCCGGATGATGGAGCAGATGAGAAATTAGCTTTGGTAAAGTCGCTCAACCCCCCACCCAGTCCGCCAAGTGCTGCGCCCTTGAGGATATTTCCGCCAGACACCGCCGAGGTGATACCGCCTGCCAGTGCGCCGCCGCCTATGCCGGATAATCCCAAGCCAGCCGGGCCAAGCGCAAACCCTAGTGCGACAGGTGCCAGCGCGCCGAGGATTCCTCCGCCAAACAAGCCTTTATCCGGATCATTCCTATTGT